TCCCAGTCGGCGGTAACGGTTCCATTGGAGTAGTCGACGGTCAGGGTGAGGTTTGTTGGTGCCCCAATGGTTTGCGGAACAGTCGTTGTCGTCGTAGTAGTCGTTGTCGTCGTAGTTGTAGTTGTCGTTGTCGTTGCCGGTCCGCCATCCAACTCAACGTCCGAGATGACCAGCTCATAGTCAGGTCCGTCGTATCCCAAACTTTGCTGACTACAGCAATATCCGGCGCGAATCAGATAATCGCCAGCAGTCAGGTTCGCAACAATTTTTGAGGAAACACACTGATCAATTGAGTTGTGGTTCCCGTCATCGTCTTGGGTGATGAGCGTGCCAGCCGTTTCAGGTCCATCGTCGTACAACCACAGGTACGGGTCGGCTCCAGCCTCGCCGCAACTTCGGTTGGAGTTGCCGTAGATGTACACGGTTGCGTCTGCCTCAAGGGTGAATGTCCATTCGGACTCGACTGTCACGCTGTAGGAGGCCGCGGCGACGCTTCCGCCGCTAAGTAAGGCGAGAATCGCTACAGGGGCAAAGATCCCCATTCCCTTGCGACGAAACCTTTTGCGAGACACACCACACCTCCACAATAGACAATAATACCAGAGGCTAAATAAACTCTTAGGGTTGTTTCACATGTGCTCATATACGAGAAAACCCCCGGCCCGAAGGCCGGGGGTATCTCTCGAGGACCGGTCGTTAAACCGGTAAGGGTCAGCTCGGCTCGGCGTCGAAGTCCACCGAGACGAAAGCCTCGGGGCGCTTGACGGCGAGGGCGAGGCGCTGCTCGGCCAGAACGACGATCGCGTTCCGGACGAAGAAGTCGCTGTGCTGCTCGCTGATCCGGATGTTGGCCTGCTCGCGGTCGTACAACTGCGCGCCGGTGCCGAAGGCACCAACGAGAGCCGTACCCTCAGCGATGGCCGGGGTCTCGACGACCGGGATCCGCCAGATGCGCGGCTCGCCACCAAGCGCGACCGAAACCGCGACGAGGTACTGGCCGTTGGCATCCTTGGAAAGCTCGATGTCCTCCCAGTCATTCGGGTGCATCACGACGCCGGTCGGCTCGTAGTAGGCGAGGAACGCCAACGTGGCCGCACGACGGATCGCGTCCGCCTTCGTGTCCGCAACCGGGCTGGTAGCGCCGGACGACCACGAGTAGGACTGGATGCCCGAAGTCTGAAGGATGCCCTCCAGATTCTCGCCGGTGCCGTCACCGTTGAGGATCTGGTCGTCCTCCTCAAGACGGAGGCCGTACATGAGCTCGTTGTCGATGATCGACCGGAGCTGCGGCTCGTCGGCGAGGACGTTGCGGTGGGCAGCCTCCCAGTGGGCGAGGGTCCGAACCGGAGCCTGCTCACCGATGAACTGCATCGAGGACTGCGGCTTGACGCCGAACGCTGAACCACTCCGCTCAGCCACCGACGAAGCGGCGTTGGTCGCCGAGGAGCCGGGGGTGGTGAAGCCGAGCATACGGAAGTACTCGATCACCGCAGCGGTGGTGGTGCGGGACGGGAACAGGTCGCGAACGCGACGGGTCCGGGTCGGCTGGTCCACGATCGGATCGCGCTGGATAGCGCCAAACGAACCGGGGGTGCCGCTCGGAAGCGCCGAGTAGACGTCCTTCTGGCTGAAGCCGGTGAGGTCAGCGGCCTTGAGCGACCACGGCGACGGCATGTTCGCGCCGTTGCGGCCACCGTTGAGGGCCTTGAACTCCTCGGAGGCGATGAAGAGCTCGCCGAGGCTCTTGCCACGGAGGCTCTCGCGGATCTCATAAGCGTGAGCAGCGGCGTCGGCCTTGGTGGCCACCGACTCCTCAACACTCTTCGAGCCCCAAGCCTCGACCTCGTCCATGGACTGGAGGCCTTCGATCAGGGACTTGATCTCCTTGATGTCCGCCATGTTCTTGTCGAACGCGGTTTTCTGCTCGGCCGTGACCTGCATGACGCCGTCTTCCATTTTGAAAGAATCGGCGATCTCTTTGTTGTCAGCCATCTTCGCGCGGAGAGCGCTCTGAAGCTCATTGAGACGGGATTCGTCTGCCATTGTTCTTCTACTCCTGTAGAGATGTGATGTTGGATGTTGATGTTTCTGACATGCAGGCTTAGGTAAGCACCCAGCATTCTGTCTGAAGTAAAGAATACATGTTCCACTACAGCGCGTAGTGGAAAGAAAGTAAACGGCTCAGAATTCGAGCGGAAGAACCTTCACAGCGAGAGACTTTTTGCCAGATTTGCGCGGATGCCCTGAAGGCAGCAAATCATTATCAGTGGTATATCTCTCGTTCTTCGGCTTGCCCGTACTTAGCAAATGCAAGAAAGCATTCACGCGCGCATACGCCCAACGTCCACGGGTCATGCCCGGACGATGCGAAGACGAAAACGCTCCAGCACCACGTCGGTACACCGATTTCAAAGCACCCAACGAAGCACGAGTGTGCGCAGGCTTATTTTGCTTCTTCATCTTTTCGTTGTGTTCTTTGACTTTGTTTTTGAGCGCTGCCGTAGTCGCAGCATCGATCTCAATTTTCGAACCCGAGCTAGCGGACCGCGCAGTCCCCTCAGCATTGCGACTCGAACCAGAGCGACGCTCCTCAGGCAAGGCCGGGGTTGCAGCCAAACGATCACGGCGAGCCTTCCGCCGCTTCTTCGCCTTCGACTCAAAATCGTTCGCAGGAACAGTCAGATATTTGATCGTGTCACGCCATTCGGCATCACGTGGAACAGATTTGACAGAGCCGTCAAAATCAGATCCAACTTTCCGCGACAGAGACATCTGGTCCATCTCGCCAGACTTGATTTTCGCCTGACGACGAACACGGCGGATAAGTGCCTGTTCAGCGCGGCGCCTATCTCGGGCGGCCTGAGGCCCAATGCCCATGCGCCTCCGGTAATCCGAATTGTTGGTACAAGGAGTCCAAACCACATCCCCATCCGGCGTCGAGCGTCGAGCAATCCCAACACACCCCAACTGACGGGCACGAAGACGAGCAGAATGCGGGTTGGTGAAAACATCAGGGTCGCCGAGACGTGGCCGCGCGCGACCATAAATAAACTGCTGTTTGGCGCCTATCGCCGCAGAGACGAGTCCTCCACCCGGAAGTGTGTCGATTCCAGCCGGGCCATCGCTGCCAAGTTCCTCCCAACCATCACGGCGACGTTTCCCTTTTCGCTTCCGCTTTGGTTTTTCTTCTTCTTCGACATAGGCCTTCTTCTTCGGCTCGGCTCTGTTGGAAATCCGCATCAGTTCTTCATGGGTCGAGCATGGCATCAGCTGGCCGTCGGGGCCGCGGTGCGATCCAGTGCAGCCCAAGTAGCGCGCCATGCGCGAAATCATTTTGCGTTCGTCTTTTTCAGCTTCCTTTGCCACGGCGCTTACGCTTTCCCTTCTTCGCCGGAGGGCGACTCGGACGCGTTGTCGCTTCAGTTTCCTCAAAGCCCGCCGTGCCACCGACTGCGAACTCGGCGAAGTGGACGCGCATGATTCGATCGTTCTCGGGATTTGAGTAAAACCTGAGTGCTGCGAAAAATTCGTCGGACTCGTCGTCGTTTTCGGACAGGATGTTTGCGAGGCGAACAATCTTTGTTCGCTTCTCTCCGTTCTTGACGCCGAGAAGGAAACGTCTGAGGATTTTCTTTTTGTCGTCTTCGCTGAGCTCCCTGACAGGGAAATCAGGCTCAGTTTTTTCCGTTGCCATTTGGCTTCTCTTCCACTGAAATGTTCTTGGTGGCTTTCCCTTCGAGGTCGCTCATGGCGGAAAGGAATTCTTCTTGCCCTTCGCCCTTCGGGTAGTGCCGAAAGCCGGGCGAGTTGCCGAGTGCGGAGTACAGCGGGTTGTCGGAGTTTTTACCCGCCAACCACCCGATGGTCGGACGCTTGCCGTTGAAGATCATCGCGTATCTGTCAACAACAGCACGGTCACCAACAATGGTAACAATTTTTTTAGCCGTGTCATAGCGAAATGCCATAATCACTTTGCCTTCGCGCAGCATATTCGATTCATCAATCATGAACGAGTAAAACATCAGCTAGTCACCCCAATACGCCGTCCCTGCGTGAACCAGTTCTTCACTTCCTCAAGAGCGTCAGCACCACCCTTAAGCTGTTCGACAAACATGTCGTACTTACTGCCAATGTAATCCCAATACTGGTCCCAGTCATTAAAACCATAGGGAAGAACAGCGTTGGCTGGCATGTTTCGGCGCGCCATGTCAATCCAAGATTCTCGGCCTGCTGCCCGGAGAGCATCAGCGCGATCCAAAAGTTGCCGCACGGTACTCAGGACTTCCTGACGATATTCCTCGGCAGCAGCAACACCTCGCCTGCTAACCAGATCATCATAAACTTCACGCATAGTCGTCGGAAGTTCCATATCCATCAACGTGTAAACCTCGTTCAGATAATGCGCGAGACTGGAACCTTCCCTATTGCCAACAAGCCGCTGGAACATGTCATCACCCGGATCCATGCCAGCGTTGTTCGCCCACCATGTCGTGTAAGTCCTACCGAAGTCGATCGGCATAACCACTGCGCGCGGAACCGGAGGCGGCGGGTTCGGATTGTCTACCGTTGCCTGCGTCGCGGGCGGTGTGAAAATGTACCCAAGAGCGTTGCCGTCATGGCGGTCACCCATGTTCATCAGCCACGAAGCCACAAGGGCCTGAACTCTGGCATTCACGCCACGATCCTCAGCCTGATCCAAATGGGCGCGATCAAAGTTTCGGGCTCCACGTGTGACTTCTTCACCAGCAGCCGCAGCGTTCGGCGCATACGGAACGACAGCGACAGGCTGGCCTGCGCCATCCACCCCGTCCCAAGTCGCGCCATCAGGGCTCAGTCCAAGTGCCGCCAAAACGTTGTATCCGAGAACTTCGTCACCAATTGAGTCGATCTGATACGGCTCACCCTGATCGCCAGTAAGAGAGGCGCCTTGGCTCCTCTTCATCACGTATCCCTGACCGGTTGGCCGACCGTTCTCGTCACGAACCAAGTAGATCTCTACGGTTCCCATCGCTCCCGGCTGCTCGATCGTGCGATAGTAGAAAGTATTGTTGGTGTCGGTCTCGCGCGTCGACGAGTTGTTGCGAATTGCCCAACCCCAATATTCGTTGGGAACTTCGCTCAACGAACCGCCAGCTCTCACATGATCTGCGGCCGCATTCTCGTCGGTGATGTCTGGGTTGACGAAAGCGGCCGGGTACGATGCCTGACTGGGCCCAACCTCACTGAGACCACCAGCCATAGTGGGATGGTCGGACTGAGGCTCGGGACCGCTTCCGTTGAGTTTAAATTTCTTATGTAGTTTGTTTTCGTTGGTTAGAACGGCAGCAACCTCGTCAGGGTTGATGAAATCCTCTCCGCCGATCTGCTGCCTCTCGTCAAACGTCCAAATTCCTTCTGAAAATTCGGCGTTGTTTTGCATCCATGCACGAACGGCCTGCTTGCGGTCTTCTGAACTGTCACCAAACTCGAGAGCATAAATGAGTTCCAGATACTGTGGACCATAGATGCCCTCAGAAAGCGATTCATCCGCCAGAGCCTCAATAAGCTGTGCCTGCTCCTCGGTCTTGATGATCGAATCATTCCCAGCGCGGAAATCCTGCAATTGATCTCTAGCCCTCTGCCACATCGATGTGACATCCGAACTACTTTCTGTCCTGTAACCGAAACGTCCCCAAACGTACGGCCCATCCACAAAGCCGGCGTGAACCTCAGCATCGGTGAAGCCTGCGCCCTGAGCGAAGTTCCAAACCCTGTAGTTGAACGCTGTTGCCAAACCACCACCACGAGAAAGTGGCCTATTGGTTGGCGGCATAACAGATTTGCCGCCAAATTCATCAATGTAGACACGGAAACCCTCTGGTAGATCGTGGATCTTCTGGCGCATATCTTGGCCGTTGTCCATCATGGCAATCGCCTGATAGACATCTTCGCTGATTACACCAAGGTTGCGAAGCTCGGGGGCTGAGTTTGAATAGGTGTCAATGTACCGGCCTTCGCCATTAACCGACCTTTTCGTCCTCTGCAAAATCTCGCCGTTCTCGAGGTCGTGAAGATTGATTCTCAGCAGGTCCATCATCACCCGGTTCTCGCTCGGGTTAAAACGGCGTGTGAAATTGCCAACACGGATAAACGACCCCTGACCGTCGGAAGCCATAATTCTTCCGTTGACCTCAAGTTCCCCACCGGTATAACCAGAGTCGACCGACACATCTTCTAGTTCAACTCTGAACGCGCGTCCGTCGGGTGCGACGTAAGAGAAGTTGAAGACGTCATCAGCCCAATCCCGCAGGGCACCCTCCGCCCCCTGTATGCGACTTTGCTGATCTTCCCACGCCATCAACTCTTGCTGGTAGATTTCAAATTCTTCTAAAGCAACGTTGTACTGCTGCTCGGAATCTGGATCAAGCCAGTTTCCCTTGTCGTCGGTGTAATCATCCAAGTCAGGCTCGTCAACCTCGTATGGCTCATCAAGCCAA